TACAGTAATTTGGGGTAATAAAACTTTACAGATTAGAGAGTCTGCACTTGATAGAATCAACGTAAGAAGATTGTTACTACAAGCAAGAAAACTTATTTCAGCAGTCGCGGTAAGATTATTATTTGAACAAAACGACGAAAAAGTAAGACAAGATTTCTTAGATGCGGTTAACCCAATATTAGATTCAATTAGAAGAGATAGAGGTTTAATTGACTTTAGAGTCACTGTTTCTAACACACCTGAAGATTTAGATTCTAACACATTAACAGGTAAAATTTTCTTAAAACCTACAAGAGCGTTAGAATATATTGACATAGAGTTTGTTATCACACCAACAGGAGCATCTTTTGATGATGTATAAAATAAATAATTTTAAAAGTGGGGAGTAGAAATATTCCCCATTTATATATTTATAAATAAAAAGTCATGAAAATACAAAAAAAACTTATTAATGAAACTGTAGGTTTATCACCACAATTAAAAAAAACTTTTTCAGATAAAAAACAAAACATTATTTTAACTGAAGAACAAATTGAATTACTTTTAAAACATTTAAAAAAATAATGGATTTAAAAAAACACGTTTATAGGCAAATTTTTAAAAGAAAAATAAATGAAGGTATTACCGATGAAGGTAGACCTGATTTAAAATATTACGCCTTTGACTGGGATGATAATATTGTATTTATGCCAACTAAAATAGTATTATTAAACGACAAAGAAGATGAGATTGGTATGTCTACAGAAGACTTTGCCGAACATAGACATCAGATAGGTGTTGAACCTTTCAATTATAAAGGAACAAGAATTATTGATTATGCTCCTAACCCTTTTAGAAATTTTAGAACAGAGGGTGACCGTAATTTTATTATAGACTCAATGGTTGCATCACCCGGACCTTCATGGAATGATTTTGTGGAGTGTATTAATGGAGGTTCAATTTTTGCTATCATTACAGCAAGAGGTCATAATCCTGAGACATTAAAAGAATCCACGTATAATTATATTTTATCAAATCACAACGGTATTAATTCTAAAACACTTATAGAAAATCTAAAAAAATATAGAGAAGTTAATTCTGAAAATGTACAAGAAAATAGTAAAGATTTGTATTTTGAAGATAAAGAATTGATTGAGGAGTATTTGGATTTATGTAAGTTTCACCCTGTTTCTTTTGGTGAAGGTAGTGCCGCAAATCCTGAAGAAGGAAAAATAAAAGCGATGAGGCAGTTTATTTCTTATTGTAGAGAAATGGCCTCACAAGTGGAAAGACTTACTGGTACAAGTGAAAAACCACAATTTAAAAATGACGTATCAAATAATGAGATAATACCATTTATTGGATTTTCAGATGACGATCCTAGAAATATTGAAAAGATGAAAGAATTTTTAAGTTCTGAATATGAAGAAAGTCCAGTAAACTTATATTTAACTAAAGGAGGAGAAAAAACTAGATTTTAAAGTAAGTTCTAGTTAAAGAATATTTGAAAAATAAAAAAAAGTAAATAGAAAAAAATAAATAACAGAATATTTATAATAAAATAAAAAACTTAAAATTAAAAAGTTATGGCAGATTTATTAATGAGAATGCCCTTTCAGTATGAACCTAAAAGAAAAAATAGATTTATACTTAGTTTCCCTTCATCTTTGGGAATCAATTCTTGGTATGTTGAAAAGGCATCAAGACCAAGTATCACAATAGGAAGTAAAGATATTAAATTTTTAAATACTGAGACATACGTTGCAGGACAATTTAAATGGGATAGTATTACAGTCACTTTACGTGACCCAATTGGACCTTCTGCTTCACAAGCAGTTATGGAGTGGGTTAGATTACACGCTGAATCAGTAACAGGACGTATGGGATACGCGGCTGGTTATAAAAAAGACGTAGATTTAGAAATGTTAGACCCAACAGGAGTTGCTGTTGAAAAATGGATACTACAAGGATGTATGTTAACTTCAGCTAAATTTGGTGATGTTGGTTATTCGGGTGACGAAATTGTTACTGTTGACATATCACTACAACCTGATAGATGTATTTTAGTATATTAATTAAATAAAATAATTTATTTAACCCACTTAGAAATAGGTGGGTTTTTTATTTACAAAAGATTTAATAAGATTATTTTTAATTATAAAACTTAATATATATGGAATCAAATGCAAATGATTATGGTCAAATGAATTTTAATTTACCTCACGATGTGGTTAAATTACCTTCAGGAGGAAAATTTTATAAACCAAAAAAATCATCACTTAAAGTTGGGTATCTTACTGCAAATGACGAAAACATTTTAATGTCACCAAACGCAGGAAAAGAAGGGTTAGTTATGACATTATTAAGAAATAAAATTTACGAACCTGGTTTTGATATTAAACAACTTATTAATGGTGATGTTGAAGCCATATTATTATTTTTAAGAAACACTTCTTTTGGTGCTGAATACACATTTAACTTAATAGATCCTGCAACTAAAAAAGATTTTGAAGCAACTTTATTATTTGATGAAGTAAACTTTTCACCAACATTACACGAGCCAGATGATGAAGGATATTTTTATTTTACTCTACCAAAAACAGGAAAAAAATTGAAATTAAGATTATTAAGTATGGGTGAAGAAAGAGAAATTCAAGACGAACTTAATAAATATCCTGTAGGAATGGTTGCACCAATTGTTACAAGAAAATTTGAAAAACAAATCGTATCAATAGATGGTGACGAAGATAGAACAAAAATAGTAACTTTAGTCCCTCAAATACCAATATCAGATTCAAAAAGTTTAAAAAAATTTTTGAGTGAATGTGAACCTAAACTTGACCTTAAAAGAAATGTAATCGCCCCGTCTGGAGAAAAAGTTGAAGTTGACTTCGCTTTTGGGGTGGAATTTTTTCGGCCTATCTTTGAATAATCGTTCTTATTTATTGGACGAAATATACTACATGGTAAAACATTGTAATTTTTCTTACTCTGATGTTATGAGTATGCCTAGTTTTGAAAGAAAATACTTCCTACAAAAGTTATCTAAAGAATATGAAAGATAGAAAAAAAATAAAAATAACTATTTATTAAATAAAATAATATTATGTTTTTATTTTTAGCAACAGCATCTGAGTTTGATCCTGGTAAATCAATTCAAGAGCTATTTTCTGAAGCCGCAGGAGCTTCTTCTGAGCCAGTAAAAAAAATATTATCTACTGTTCAATCAATACAGGATTCAGCATTAAAGGCTCAAAGATCCATTTTTAATATTGGTTTAGACGACGCCAATCAAAAAAAATTCAGAGTGACAATGGAGGAGGCTTTAAAATCTACTTTAGATATAGGTGGAACTTTTAAAGACGTGGCCGAACTTACAACTAGTTTTGTTGATGGGTTAGGTGCGGCAATACCCCCAACCCAAACGGTTTTAACAAACATGGTTGAGTTTTCAAAGGCAACCGGAATTGCAAATGCTGAAACCGCAAAAATGTATGCGTCTTTTGCTAAATTTACTTTTAGTCAACAAAAAGCACAAGAAAATATGGATAAAATATCATTAAGAGCTAGAAGTTCTGGTTTAGACGTGAAGGCGGTTTTTGATGATGTTACAAAAAATTTGACAAAAATTAATTCTATGGGTTTCAGTAGTGGAATTGAGGGATTAACAAAAATGGCACTACAAGCAAAGGCTTTAAAAGTAAATATTGACGAAATCGGTGCAATGAGTTTATCGCAAACACTATGGGACCCAAAAAAATCAATAGAATTGGCACAAAATATGCAAATGTATGGAGGAAATGTTGGAAAATTAGGTGACGCATTTCAAGTATTTAGAATGGGTGCTTATGATGCTGAAGGATTACAAGAGGAAATGATTAATTTAACGGCACAGGCCTTTAAATTTAATGAAGCAACTGGTGAGTATGAAACTACATTTACATCAAGACAGAGGTTAAAAGCACAGGCAGATGCCATGAATATGGATTACCAAAAGGCTGTTGAAATAGGTAAAGAAAGAAAAAAACAATTAGACATTGAAGAAAAAATAAAAAATAATGTTCAGATTGCTGCACAACTTAAACCAGGGGGAAAAATTTCTGAAGACCAACTTACACTAATAAAGACATTGACTGAATTTAAAAAAGGTGCAGATGGAAAAATGAAATTAACTATGGATATTCCTGGTTTTAAAACTGATGATTTAGAAGAACAATTAAAAAATAATCCTGAAGCAATAATAAAAGGATTAGAAGATTATCAAAATATGGCAAAAAAAGACGATAGAGAAATTGCCTTACAAAATTTATCTGTGACTGAAAAACAAGCTATTGATGTTAAACAATTAAGGGATATGATGTATTTAAGTTTGGACGACACCGACAGAAAAAAATTAGTTAATTCTGCTGAAAATTTAAGACTTGCCGCTGAAAAATATGGTGAAGCGATTCGTTCTCCTGTTATGGGGGCTACAGGTGCTGCTGGGGTGATTTTAAATGCAGGTGCTGGTGGAGCACCAGCCACTAGTGTTAGAGCAAGAGAAGATAGAGAAAGAGAATTAGCTAGACAAAGAGCTGACCCATTTGCTGACGTTGCTAGAGACTTATTTATTGGTGGTGGTAATAATAAAATAATAACCGATGAAAAGGGTGGGTTTGTTAAAAAATTAATTAAAGAAGATGATATTGTTGCATTTCCTAAAGCAGGTCAAATGATTGACAAGTTAGCTAATTTTTACAACGATACAATAACTACCGTCAACTCAATTGCAAATAAGATTGGATCTGTAAAAATAAACGAATCTGCATTTAATGTTGAAGAATTAATAAGAAAACAAAAATCATTTGTTGAAACTATTTCATCAAAACAAAAAACGGAAACTGCTGAAAAAACAGTAAAGGAAGAACAAAAAATAACTTTTGATGATATAAAATTAACTGTTGACGTTAAAGGGATGACACCCGAATTAAATAAAATTTTCCAAGATAAAAATGTTGTTAATGAGTTTAAAAATATGATTATTGGAGAAATTGCAAAACAAGGACAAAGAGTAAATAAAAAAGGATTTTTTGGATCTAAAAAATAATAAAAATTAAATTTACTCTATTTATCTTAAAAGCCGCTAATGGAAAGTTTTTTATCATTTGATTCTACAGAAAATTTTAGAAAGAAATTAATTTTAAGAAATTTAAAACCGTATAATGTTTTTGAAGGTTTTAGTTCAGAAGCTAATATAAAAGAAATTTCAATAGTTGATTACGCGGTAAGTGACAGTCCTAGTGTTGATGAAATTGCAAAAAAACAAGAACCAAATATTATTGGATTAAATAAATATTCACCAGGTAAAAGTTTTGGAGATACTATTTTAATTAATAAAAATTTTGGTACTGAAAGTAATTTTGGAAAATATCCATTTCAGAATTTAAAAAATACTAAATTAGAAAAGATTGGTGTACAACAGGAGTTTTCTTTATATACAAAAAATATTTATGGACCAATAAATTTTGGGCAAACTTATGGTGGTACTGTTGATATAAATAAAAATTCACAAACAGACACAAATAAAGGAGAGTATTCAACATATTCAGCTATTGGTAGTTTGTTAGAAACTGAAGGAGATAAAAACGAAATAAGACAAAGAGTATTAAACAAATACAGTCCAAATAATCAATCACCGGGTTATGGAGAACCATATAGTTTTCCAATTGAAGTTCTTGGTAGTAATTCTGGTGAGTATTCATATGTATCAAATGGACCAAATGAGACTTCAGAACAAGTACAAATAAGATTATATAATAAAAATAAATACGGACCTATTGGTGGATATAACGATGAGGTTGAACCTAACATTTTAAAACCGATACCAACAAACCAAGGTGAGTTATTTTATGAACCAAATATAGATAATGTTGTTACTGAAGCATTCATAAGAAATTTAAGAGTTGAAAATTATCTTTCAAACAAATATGGACCTGAAGGTTTACCAAGTGGGTATGGTGTTATAAATGTAAAACCAAACTTAATAAAACCAGTAATACCAAATCAAGGAGAATTATTTTATTACCCAAACATTGATAATGTAGTTACCGATGAATTTTTAAAAAGTTTAAGACAAGACGCGTATTTAAAAAACACATATAATACAGGTACAGGAGATTATGATTTAAATTTAACAGATGAAAGGTTAGAAGAAATTTTTCAAAAGACAGAAGCCAGATTTAAAAATGACCCATATTTGATTGATAAATCAACATTAATATTTATTAAATCTGATTATACGGCTCTTAATATATATAAAAATAACAACCCAACTGGTAGTCAAGGAACTGTTAATCAAGATTCTGATATTGCTTTAATAGGTGCTAAAGAATTAAAAAAAGAATTACAAAATAGATTAGCGGCCATAATCACGGCTCAATCTTCAGGAATTAATTCAGGGACTAATAGTGCATCGGCAAGCCCAACACTTAATCCTTTTACTACATTAAACAATTTAGCAACTGACAATAGTGTCCTTAGTAAAAATTACAGAATAACGGTATTACCTAATTTTCAAACACAAGTAAACCAACA